CTCAGAAAACTATGGCGCAGTTACGTAGCCAGATCTCTGAGCATTTACCTGATGTAATCGAGGTTCTAGCTGGAGCTGCTAAGAAAGGTGACGTGCAGGCTGCAAGGATTCTAGTAGAACGCTGTGTCCCATCTATGAGAGCTATAGACCAGAACGTTAATGTCAACGAAGCTGTTAGAGCTATTTCTGATGAGGAGCTTATCCAGATGATTAAGGACTTCGAAGTAGAAGTAGAAAAAGTACACTAAATATAGAGGATAACAATATGCCAGATTTATACAGGAAAGGTAAAAAAGTAGGTGACATATCTTATAATCAATCGCAGGGTGACATAGATGCGCAAGTTCAGAAAGCTAAAAAGGAAGGTCTTCAAGTAAGAACCAGTACTAAAGGTTTAAAGGGTCGCAATGCTAGTGGTAGCTTATATGGAGCTAACCGCAAGCCATCTAGAAGCAGGAGATCTAGAGCATACTAAATGGCGATTTCTCGTAATATAAGATCTATATGGGTAACTGATTACGATAAGTCAATTGGTGATGTAGCTAGTTATTTAGATTCTGGGAGTGGTCATGCTCCAATATCAGAGACATTACGCGAAAGAAGTACTATAACTGGTGTTAAAGAAATAACAGTTGGTGGTTCTTGGTGGGGAGAATCGCTTGAAGATACTATATTTCTTAGTGTACCTGCAGAATTAGATGAAGATCTTATAGCTGGCGATACAACAATAACATTAGACGATGCTGGTAGTTTTGCTGGTTCAACAGCAGATCCTGGATATGTTGTAATTGAAAATGAAATAATTAAATATACTGGAACCAGCGGAGGTACTAATTTAACTGGCTGCGTTAGGGGGCAGCTTGATACCGCTGATGTTCAACATGATGGAACCGCTCAGAGTACTATTTATGTTTGGAATTGGTTAAGGGGTGTAATACAAAGTGTAGATTATGAACCAGAAGATGAGATATATGCCATAAGAGTAGCATTACCCCAATTAATAACAGGTACTCAAGGAAGTGCACAAGCTATAGCTACTTATTTTATTTATAGATTTGAATTTTCTAAACACGTTGTTGATTTAGTACTTTATGATGATACAGAAGATACAGATACAATTAGTGGAGTAGTTCCTGGTTACGCATCATAATATGTCATTATCATATACATTAGTACACGGGTTTCCCAGAGAGGAAATCAGAGCAATACTGACTACTGAATTAGATCGGAGAATAGAAGCTAACAAAACAAAATGGAAAGCATTAGAGGGACCGCAAAAGAAATTTGTAAATAGCGAACACCCACATATATTATTTGGTGGCGCTCGCGGCGGTTCAAAGTCTGTGGGAATGCTGCTTGCCTTCAGGAAGCATGCTGAAAAGTATGGTGCTGAAGCGCAAGGTTTGTTATTCAGGAGAACGTATCCAGAGACAGGGGAATTAATAAAACTTGGCAGATCTATATTTGTCCAAGAAGGTTGGGAATGGAAAGTAGGAGAACGAAAATGGGTAAGTCCTAGTGGATCTGTATTACAGTTAAAGCATCTCGATGAAGATGGGGATGCTATGAAGCTGCAAGGTTTCTCTGTAACATTTTTGGGCTTTGACGAGCTTGGCAACTGGCCGTCCCCTGAACCTATAGACTTACTGCAAGCAACTATGCGGTCTGCTGCTGGCGTGCCGGTTCTGTTTAGAGCTACGGCTAACCCAGGTGGACCAGGTCATGGTTGGGTTAAAGAAAGGTATATTGATGTAGAATCTGAAGATAGAATATTCATTCCATCTAAGATTCAAGATAATAAACCATTGATGGATAACGATCCTGGTTATATAGATAGAATTAGAGCTTCTGGTCCAGAGTGGTTAGTTAAAGCCTGGCTAGAAGGGGATTGGAACGTTGCACCTGGTGCGTTTTTTGAGAGCGTGTGGGACCCGAGGGAACATGTGGTAGAACCCTTTGAGATCCCACCAGAATGGAAAAGGTGGAAATCATATGACCACGGATTTAAGTCACCCGCGGGCTGCGTTTGGTTTACGCAGGATTACGACGGGAACGTATACATCTATAGAGAACGCTATTGGTGCTCTAAACCGAACGTTGGAGCTGAAGCACCAATCGAAGAAATCGCGATCGAAATACTGGAGGCTGAGAAAAAAGAAAAAAGCCGCGGTATCAAGTTTAAAAACAATGTTGCGGATTCGGCTATTTTTATTAGGGATGGACGTCACAAATCTGTGGCGGACACTTTCTCGGACTACGGCGTCCATTGGGAATCCAGTAGCAAGGGTCCGGGATCACGAGTTCAAGGGCTTGGCGAAATCGTTGATAGATTATCTAACGGTTCTCTTAAAGTATTTTCGTCGTGTAAACATTGGCTTAGAACTGTACCTTCTCTTCCTGCTGATCCTAAAAGGATTGAAGACATTAATACAGCTGCTGAAGACCATTTATATGACGCTACGCGGTATGGTTTAATGATGAGACGAGCTAAAACTGTTAAACCTAAACCTAAAGTTAAAAAGCCAGATAGATTTACAATGGAATGGTTAGATAACTTAGATACACTATATGAGGATCAAACGCAATGGATTTAAGTGTCTTAACATCTAATCCTGATTTATCTGCAGATGTAGCACCAGATTCAGAAGGGTTAATAAAAAAATACCAGGAAAACATTTATTTATCTTATACTAAATGGAAAAAGCGCTATAAAGAAATAGAACACGCTAGAAGGTATTCATTAGGTAGAATAAACAGAACCACTCAGGCAATGGTTGGTGAACAGGTTCTCCAGGAATCTGGTCGAATAGTAAAAGGTAATGTTATTCACGCAACGCTGCAAGGGTTACTTCCGCATATATACGCTAAAAATCCAGAGATAAAAATAAGACCTCTGGAGTATGTTGATCCTACCGGTCAAGATTACAGAATGTCTGATTTGTTTGCTCAGACGTTGCAAATGGTTCTTAACGAGAGTTTTGTGAAGGCAGATCTGAAACGCGTTGCAAAACAGGTTTTAAGATCTTGCATGACAAGTAAGATAGGAATTGTAAAGGTAACTTACCAAAGAGATTATTACAGAGATCCGTTGGTTAGCAGACAGTTTAACGATGCTCAAGAAAGTTTAGCTAAAATAAAAACTGATATTGCTATGCTAATGGATGAAGGAAATTACGATGGTGATAAAGACGAAATAATCGAAGAGTTAGAACAAACCATTATGGGTCTCCAGGCTAAAGTTGATGTCATGCATAGAGAGGGGTTGAATCTTGGTTTTGTTAAACCGGAAGATTTCCGCATGGATACCTCCATAGATAGTTTGCTAGATTATGAACAAGCTAAGTGGATGGCTAACTGTACGTGGATGACACCTAAAGAGTGTATGGAAAGGTTTAATCTGACCAAAGAAGAGGTAGATAAATTTACTATTTATCGAAGAACTCAGGATGGAATACCCGGTAGATTAAACAGGGATACTAAAACTTATACTGGTTATGACGGTGAAGAGGATGTTAATTTAGCTATAGCTATTTGGGAATACTGGGATAAAGGAACACAAACGGTATGCACCTGGGCAGAGGGCGGCGGTAAATGGATAAAGGAGCCGTTTTACCCTAACAGAATGGGCGAGCGTTGGTATCCATTTTTTATTCTAGGTCTTAACTGGATTGATGGTCAAGAGTGGCCAATATCTGAGGTTGAGCTCTTAATGAACCTTCAGGATGAATACAATACAGTTAGATCCCAGATGTCTAAGCATAGAGAATTGTCTGCACCATTTTATGTGGCTGATTCAAGTCGTATAAATTACGAAGATATTGAAACATTCTCTAACGCAACTATCGGTGATATAGCTCTTATAAACGCGGGTGGAACTGGTGTTAATAATGTATTTCAACCGGCTCAAACCCCGCCTATGAATATGAACGTTTATGATACAACGCCTATCAGAAGTGATATAGAATGGATAAGCGGTCTTGGTGATGCTCAAAGGGGTGGTATAATGAGGGCCAAGACAGCAACTGAAGCGGCAATACAAAATGAAGGTTTAGCAACAAGAGTTTCTGAAAAAATAGATTCAGTCGAAGCTTGGCTTAGGGAAATGTCCAAGTTTTCAGCACAATTACTATTACAGGAGGTACCTCCCCAGAAAGCTATAGAAATTGCAGGACCACATGCCTTTTGGCCAATATTGAACAAGCAACAGCTTTATGATTCTGTCTATATACAAATTACGGCCGGCAGTACTGCAATGCCTAATGAGAATGAGGAGCGCATGAGATGGATAGAGTTAATGCCATTAATAATGCAGAACATACAGATGATACAATCCTTGCGTGATGTGGGTGTCCCAGATCAGTTCAATCCCTATGTCCAATTACTGGAAGAAACGTTCAAGAGGTTTGATGAGAGAATAGATGTATCACAGTTTATGCCGCCAATGCCAGAGCAGATTCAAACCCAGGTATTACAGAATCAAGTAATGCAACAGTTAATGATGGGTGATAAAGGTGGTCAGGGTGGACAAAGCGGGATGCCGTCTGAATTTACTCAGCAATTAAACGAAGTTAAGAATGCCCCTGGTAACAGAGTTGACCAGCGGGAAAGAAATCAATATAGACAACCAAGCTAAAGGGAGAAACATATGGCTGATGAGGAAAAAGCAGAAGTAGTTGAGGAACTTTCTACACAAGATGTTCTTGCTCAAGAACTGGAGAAAATGACGGGAGAAACTATTGATCAAGCCCCCACCTTCGAGGAAGCGCAGGTTGCGCAAGCTGAAGATGTCGAAACTTCTAAAATTGAGGAGGAAGAGAAACCTCAGGTTGAGGAAAAAGAGTTATCAGAGCTATCAGAAGAGTTATCCATAACCGCTGAGTTATCTGAAGATGATAACGAGTTTATGGGTAACTTAAAACCCAAAGCTCAAGAACGTTTCAAACACTGGATAGATAGAGCAAACGAAGCTGAATCCAAACTTGAAGAAGGTAAACCCGCAGGCCAGGTTTTTGAACACATATCAGAT